CGTGTACTCAGAATTGTGAGGGACGAATTACATAGGAGTTTTTACAGTGGCGAGCTGCAATCTAACATACTTTCTTTACAGGCTTGTCTAGCTATGGGAAGGTGTGGTCCAGGTTCGTCCGTGGGTACAAAACTTACCGATTTCTTTGGTAAGATGTGCGAAAGCACGCTAACATTCACGAATGAGGGGCTCTACCACTTGTATAAGAACAACACTAATGCGGCCTGGTTTGAAATGGACTTAGTCCGGAGTAGAAACCATGGTGAACGCTTGGTTGAAGGTAGTAACTCAACAACAGTTCCGAAGGATAGTAACACCAACAGAATGATCTGTACAGAGCCCTCGCTGAATATGTTTTTTCAGCTTGGAGCAGGAGCAGTGATAGAGGGCATCTTGAAGAAGGTTCATAACATCGACCTTTCGACTCAGCCTGAAATCAACAAAGCTTTTGCTCGATGCGGGTCTATAATGGGCATTTACGCCACGATAGATCTTAAAAATGCTTCTGATACGATTAGTACGGCGCTTATGGAATACCTACTGCCGGTTGATGTTTTTAGAAACCTTGATGCTATAAGGTCTAAGAAGACGAAGATCGATGGGAAGTACCATGAGCTTAACCTCTTTTCGTCTATGGGGAACGGTTTCACATTCCCCCTCCAGACGTTAGTCTTTGCCACGTTGGTTCGAGCAACCTATGAGCATATGGGTATTAAACCATTAGCTTTTGGGCCGAGTCGTAACTACGGCGTTTTCGGAGATGATATTATATGCCTTTCACAGGCGTATGTAAAGTTGACGGAAATACTCTCTGGTTGCGGCTTCACAGTAAACCTAAACAAAAGTTATGCTGCTGGCTCGTTTAGAGAAAGTTGTGGGGGCGATTACTTTAGGGGCGCCGAAGTACGTGGCGTTTACCTAAGGAAAATTGAATCTCATGAAGATATCTATTCTATCTTTAATCGCCTTGTTAGGTGGAGCATTAAGCATCAAGTTGGACTCTCCGATGTTCTGGAGTATCTGCTTGGACTGGCTAAGTTTCGACCAGTGCCTTTTGATGCTAGTGACACTGCAGGATTTAAATATCCTTCTGCCTATTTGACCAACCCGAAGCGCGATAGACAAGGGTGCCTGAAATATAGGGCATCCGAGCCTGTCGCTAACCAAGTAAAACTGGCTTCGCGAGGTACAGGTGACGTTTGGGAAGGTAATACTGCCGGGCTGCTAATAGCATACCTCGGCGGGTTTGTCGAAAACAGTTTTGCCGTGAGGCACTCTGTTAAGAAGAAACGTTCATCGCCGGAGTCGAATCTGGTGAGATACGAATACCACACCCAGGAACACCGTGTTACGCTCAGAACTTTAGATCGTGTGACATGGAAAATCGTTCGGCGTAAGACCCCATCATGGGATTTTATACCGCACGTTGGACTGAAAATCCAAGATTACGAACAAGTTTGGATGACCCTTAGCCTAAATAGCTAAGGCCAGCTTGTCGAGATCGATCACGCAGAGTTCGTTACCTGCGTGATGACCCCTAACCCCTT